TTTTCGGGGCAAAAGACGCTAACCGTATGAATGAAGCATTGAATACGATTATGTCTATGCTCGAAAACGGAACTGACCTGTACACAGCTTTTCAAAATTACTTCACGATACAACAGGAGCTTTTCAAAGAGACTGCCGACAACACACAGGCAGACTTCGAGGACTATGTATCTGACCTCAAGGCTGAGGGAGACGAAGCAATCAATACGATTAAGACTGATTACAGGCAAGAAATGAACACCTTTGAGAGTGAACAACAGGCACTCTTTACAGCGTGGTTCAACTCAGTCAAAGACCAGTTATCCGAAGATGTAGCTGGTAGTTTGCAGTCTCAGATTACAGAAATTGACGGTAAACTGAGCAACCTCGAATACATGACATTACAGAATGATTTTACTGTTCCTATCGCTGTTGATGATAGCGGTACTGTACTGCTTGTAGACGATGTAGGTGTAGCAATCGTAGCAGATTGGAAATATAAGGAGGTATAAAAATTATGAGTGCTATCGCTATTGAAACCAAAAAAGCTACGGATTTGTCAATCATTACTGCTCCGGCGAGTGATAATGTGTTGCTTATCCACGATGGTACAGGTCTGAAACAGATTACTTTTCAGAACCTTGCCAACAAAGTAAATGAACCTATCGAAAGTAAGATTGCCCCTCTGCTTTTTACTAACGCTGGTTCGCACAATGCAATTTACAGAGGAAAATCCCTCGGTACTTCCGTTACCGCTGAACAGTTTGCGGCGATTAAGGCTGGTACATTCGATGATATGTACATCGGCGATTACTGGACGATTAACAGCGTGGTATATCGAATTGCCGCTTTTGATTACTACTATCAGACAGGCGATACAAGTTGTACCACACATCATGTAGTCCTTGTGCCGGACGGTAATATGTACACCCATGTAATGAACGATACGAACATTACGACTGGTGCGTATGTCGGCTCGAAGATGTACACCGAGGGTCTGACACAGGCGAAAGAGACAATCAATGCCGCTTTCGGTTCTGCTCATATTCTCAATCACAGACAATATTTGCAGAACGCAGTTACCGATGGTTATGCTTCGGGTGGTAGCTGGTACGACAGTACCGTAGAGCTTATGACCGAACAGAATGTGTACGGTTGTAAGATTTTCGGAAATGTATGTAATGGCTCGGCACTTCCGAACAGTTACACCATAGATAAGAGTCAGTATCCGCTGTTTGCTTTCAGACCGGATATGATTTCTAACAGAGCGTGGTTTTGGTTGCGTGATGTAGTTTCCGCTTCTCATTTTGCCCTTGTCCCCCACACCGGTCTTGCGCACTACAACTCCGCTTCTGACGCTGGCGGTGTTCGCCCCGCTTTCTCAATCTGTTAATCAAAAATCTTCGCCCCCTTGTGGGGCGAAGTAAAGCACAAGTGAGGTATTAAATTATGTCAGTATTGAAAAGTAAAAGGAAAGCGTCTCAGTTTGAGGTTTTCCACCATTTGAATAAATTGAGACGAGACATTACTGATTTACTGCTTCGTGATTTCGGTTACAGCTTCGAGAAAGCTGAGAAGCGTCTTGAAAAGAGACTCGGAGGTAGAAGTTATGAAGAACTTACCGACAAAGAAAAAGAGATTTACGACAGGCTAAAGAAGCGTTGGATAGCCTTTGACGAGTGGTTTATCGCTGACGAGCGTAAGGTCGTTACGGACTGTCTGAGAGACATTACACAGGAGGTTTATATTGCAAACAGTATTTACCCTACCTGTTGGGAGGAATATGTCGAAAGACGACTCCACCAAGACAGGGCTGTTGGTTATTGTTATAAGCTCGTACAGGAATTGCAATATGCAATCGAAACACTCCCTGTCGATGTGAACAGTTTTACAAGGTTCGGGGACGCAATACAGACGGAAATAAACCTCATAAAAGGTTGGAGAAAATCTGACAACAAATTCAAAGGGGCAATCTCTAATTCCGCTTCTAATTTTGCCAATGTCAACAACAACGGTAATGCGAACTACAACAACGCTTCTAACGCTAACGGTGTTCGCCCCGAGCCATTTGAGCGTTTTGCGGACAGAGAAAGGAGAGATTGTCCTTCCTTATGGTAAATGCTAAACACGACACCACTTCTTACGAGAACTGTGGTTATCAGCGTGAGATATTTGATGGAAATTCATTATATGACGCTTTTGTGAAAGCAAAACAAGGAAGTGACTGGAAACCACAAGTCCAACAGTTTGAAATGACCTATCTCTTAGGTCTCTCGAAGTTACAAACGGAGGTTGAGAATAAAGAGTATGAATTTCTCCCGGCTACGAATTTCGTATTAAGGGAACGAGGTAAAACACGATATGTCAGCGGCGAACAAATACCCGACAGAATAGTAAAACACAGCTTATGTGATGAACAGCTCCTACCTATCATTCGTAAATATCTGATTTATGACAATGGAGCGAGTCTTGCACACAAGGGTATTGACTTCCAAAGACGAAGACTGCTGGTACATCTTCGTAAGTATTACTCTCAGCACAAAACAAATGACGGATATATCCTACTGATAGATTTCTCGAAGTATTACGACAATATCAGACACGAGGACTTAATCGAACAGTTTGAGCAGTTTATTCATAATGAACACGCATTATGGCTTCTGAGAAAGACAATCGACCACGCAAAAGTCGATGTTTCGTATATGACAGACGAGGAATACGCTAACTGTATGAATACGGTGTTTAACTCGCTCGAACATGGAGCAATCGACAGAAAGCTACTTACAGGCGAAAAGTTTATGGCGAAACACCTAAACATCGGAGACCAAGTAGCACAGGTCGCCGGAATTACATACCCGATGGAGATTGATAACTATGTCAAAATCGTTAAGGGTGTGAAATTCTACGGTAGGTATATGGACGATAGTTACGCTATTCACGAGAGTAAAGAGTTCTTAGAGGATTTGCTACGAGATATTGTCCGTATCGCAAATAGTATCGGTATAACCGTCAATTTGAAGAAAACTCGAATTTGCAAGCTGTCGGACTATTGGAGATTTTTACAAGTCCAATACTCGCTGACCGAAACAGGTAGGGTTATTCAAAAAATCAATCCTAAGCGTCTTACCGCTATGAGAAGAAAAATGAAAAAGCTCTGCTACATTCTCAGTCCTACGGATTTCGAGAATTGGTTTCAATCGTGGTTTAAGGGTCATTACAAACTTATGAGCAAACTACAAAGGCAAAATATATGTACTTTGTACGAACAATTAAAGGAGGTATGTAAAAATGTACACAATCACATTGAGTAATGGTACGAAACTCAAGAACCTCGAACTCAACGGAAATAATTACATTTCCGAGACGATTATCGAGGACTCGGTATTTGAGGGTGGTCTTGATACCGTAGTAATCTCCGATGGCGAGACTACCGAGACCTTTACCGATATGCGTCTTATGAGCAATCGTGTAGACAACGGTAAGTCTTGGTTCGTTCTTGGAGAAAAGACCGCACAGCAGAAGAAAGAAGAAGCTCTCTCCCTCGAACTTGAGGAAATGAGACAGGCTATGAACGCACTTTTGACAGGGGAGGTACAGTAATATGAATTTGACTCAGACTGCCTTAGAAATGAGAAAAGCTCTGCAATATTTTGTAGGTACGCTTGACGCTGATACTCAGCTTGAAATGATGTTGGAAATTCCCTCTGTATATCCGGCTTATGCTGTTGGAGTGGCTTATAAAACAAAAGAGGTATTTTCCTATGGTGTAAACTCCGTAGGCGACCCTCAGCTTTATCAAGTCCTCCAAGACCACACAAGCTCCGCTGAATGGACTCCCGATACCGCTGTGAGTCTGTATAAGGCGATTGGTGTGAGCGAAAGCGGCTACCCGGAATGGGTACAACCTTTGGGAGCTACGGACGCATACAATAAGGGCGATATTGTCAGCTACAACGGTACGCTGTATATCTCCACTATTGACGCTAATACTTGGAGTCCCGAAGCATATCCGGCTGGCTGGGAGGTCTACACCGAGTAACCAATTAACGGAGAGGGAGAACTTCTCTCCCTCTCTATCACAGTAAGGAGAACACACTATGATTTCAGAAACCACACTAATTGTAAGTATCGTTGGTGCTGTTTTCGCAAGTACCGGGTTTTGGGCTTTTCTTACATTTCTCATTCAGAGAAAAGATAAAAAAGATAGTGCCGAGAGTCAAATGCTTAAAGGTCTCGGACACGACCGCATTATCTATCTCGGTTCTTGCTACATAAAACAGGGCTACATTACTAAGGACGATTACGAAAATCTCCACGATTATTTGTATATTCCTTATAAAATGTTGGGCGGCAACGGTACAGCAGAAAAGATTATGAAAGAGGTAGAGAAACTTCCTCTCAGAGAACAGGAGGGGTAAATATGAGCAATCAGTCGTTTATTGAACAGATAGCGGCACTTGTAAAAAAGTATGCTCCCTCTTATGGTATCGCTGTGTACTCTCCGATTATTGCTCAAGCAATCTTGGAGAGTGCGAGTGGCACTTCCGAACTCGCTGTAAATGCTCATAACTACTTCGGCTTGAAGTATCGTAAAAACAGGTGTAAGACCTGTATCGGTATCTATACAAAAGTCGGTAGTGAGCAAAACGCTGACGGAAGTTATACAAGCTCCTCTATGGAGTGGTGTAAGTTTGCGGATATGGAAAACGGAGTAATCGGTTATTTCGATTTTATCAATATCTCCAACTACGCTAATCTCAAG